TGTGAAGCCTTTCTTGCTTTCAGCAAGGAACTGGCGGCACTCCACTTCGTTTTCAACGAACCATAGGGCTTCGCTGCGACGACGCTTGTCGATGACATGGATGCCGCAATCCTTCAGCCTTTGGCTGGTGATCCGCTCGCCACCTTCCAGCTTTAGCTGTTGCATCAGCTTTCCCAAACGAGTGTCAAAGCCATCGGCTTTGGTATGAGCCGTGAACCGCTTGGCATCTGCTTTGCAGATTTCCCGCCATTGCTTCGCCAAAGCAAAGCCTTCGGCTTCAAGAGTGCTGATTTCGGCGACAACGGAGTTGAGTTCGTTGGACATAGGAGTAACCTTTCAGGTTAAGGTGAGGGATTAGGCTGCGACATCAAGCTTGGCATCAACCCAAGCTTTAGCTTGTGCTTCACTTTCGGCTGCCGTCAAAGACGGATCGAACGACTTTACGACTATGTCGTAATCACCCCGAGCATACCGGCCTTTCCAATCTCTGATGAAGATATCGACATAGTCACGGCTCACTACTATGTAGTGGTCCCGATATTCCAATCCGTAGGATTCGAACCACTTCGGCTTTTTCGTTTTGGCAGCTTTGGTCATCGGTTCTTTCCTTCTATCTTGTGTGATACTAAGAGAAATATCTTCTCTCACCTAAAGGTGAAAGAGGAGAAGATATTTATCTAAGTATCACTAAGAACAAGATAGAAGAAGGGGGGAAGGTCGGTTCGCATGCGATCCTCTGCGCGCGTCGTTTCACGCGCTACTGCAAAAAAATATATTTCATATATATTTTTTGAAGTTCGTGTGTGAAACTTGCGCGTGTAGCACGATGGCATCACATCGCTTGATGTTACATTTTTGCAACACTGTAAGTGTTGATATGTGAGGGGCAATTTAGGTCCAACATTGGACTAATTGAAATGGCAATTGGCAGTGAATTGGAAATGGAATTGAAATGGAATTGGATTGGCAATTGGATTGTGAATAGTTTGATTGATGGCAGAATATCGTTCTTCAATTCGATTGCTTTCAGGGATATTGTTTCACAATATGAGGGGCAATGGGGTGGGGTAGGGATATTGTTTCATATATGAAACAGGGATTTAATTGAACGAGCGTTCATTTCTTCCCTTTTCAATACAGCCTTCCCAAATCAACTGATTCCATATCAGTTGAATCGTATGTGTAACGTCATGTTATTGCAGGCACATTTCACCTTTTGGTGAAACATGAGCATGATATGCATATTCACCAGCGTCATGACATGTCATTAGGCGTGATGTAAGGCGTGTGAGGGGGGCGGGCATGGGCCATACGGGGGTACCGCGCAGTTGTATACGGCTTCCTACACAGATCAGGAAAAATGACCTGTTAACCACAGACCATATTCAAGTGCCAACACACCCTGTGGATGCAAATATCTTGATCACGAATTGTTACAATTCACATGTCTGATCACATTTTTTGTTACAATGTCGATTTCATCTTGACAGCCTCACTTAAGTGTGTAAAACTATATATAACAAACTTTCTAAGACTCACTTAAAGTGTTACACTTAACTGTTCCTTAGTTAAGTATAAGAATATACTAAGTAAAATACACTTAAGTAAAAGAACACTTACTATAAACACTTAAGTGTACACTATAGTGAGCAAAGCGAAGCTATTTCTTGTACAATAAATCCATTGACAATGGCTAAAAAATCCGTAAAACTATACACAGACAACGTTCTTGACGAGTTCTATCGTCATGTACTGGACAATAATCTGGAGAATTTGCATATTCCTCACAGTGATGTCTTCTACGTACGTAATGCATTGGAGATGCGCTACAATCGTAAGTTCACATTGCAGGAAGTTGAACGTGCAATGATCGCTGAAGGTTGGAAAGATGCCTGAAAAAGATTCACGATTGGAACGTGCTGGTGTAAGTGGGTACAATAAGCCCAAAAAGACACCCAATCACCCTACCAAATCTCACGTAGTTGTAGCAAAAGAAGGTGATAAGGTCAAGACTATTCGATTCGGGCAGCAGGGTGTCGCTGGTGCTGGCAAGAATCCGTCTACTCCCGCAGAGAAAGCTCGTCGTAAGAGCTACTATGCGCGACACAATGCACAAGACCCTAACCCGAGTAAGCTAAGTGCTCGCTATTGGTCACATAAAGTCAAATGGTAAAGGAATAATACTATGGCTAAAGAAGATGCTGCTTGGCTGAAAGCACTTAAGGCGGAAGCTAAGCGTCTCGGCAAGACTGTCCACGAACTTCTTGTCGAAAAGAACATGGTTAAAGCTATGAAAGAAGGCAAGATGAAAGCTGCCAAAGGTGGTATGGTCAAACCTGCTGCTAAAAAGAAGATGTGAGGCATTTGTGATGTCTATCATTGGTAAACTTGCCCGCACTGTAGCCCGTAAAGCTGACGATATGCCCGCTCGTACTCGTCGTCGTGATACTCCTGAACGTGCAGAAGCTGAGCGTAAGGCTGCAGTAGAGCGTGAGCGTATTAAGAAGAACAAGACAGAAGCCATGACTACACAGCGTAAGGGCAGTATTGCTACCAGTATGGCTGTCAGTGGTGAAGATATTCGTCAAGCTAAGACTGCTATCGAGTTTGATAGGATGCAGCGTCGTATTGATGACATGCCTGAGGGTAATGCTAAGAAGATGATGCAGGGCCTGCTTGATCGTCAGCGTAATCAGTTTGAAGGTATGCAGGCACAAGAGGTTGATCGTGGCTCCATGCGTTCTGCTATTGCTGCCAGCAATCGTCGTGAGTTCAAAGGCACTAAGCCGTCTACTGATCTAGAGGAAATTGCAGCTATGCGTCGTCGTATTATGGAAAAAGCTGGTGAAGGTAAGGCCAAAGGTGGCATGATGACTAAGAAGTATGCCAAAGGTGGCTATGCCAACTGTGGTGCCTCTATGCCTGCCACTCAAGCTTCCACTAAAGGCGTTACTAAAAAGTAATGTGGGTGCTAGTCATCCTTCTGTGTCATACTATTGCAGCACCATCCTGTGAAGTACGCCTGTATAACAAGACGTTCTTTGAAGATTCGGTGCTGTGTCTGGCGGAAGGTACTGCAACCCAAAGTGCTCTTGCTGAAAATGGTATAGCTGCCGCTGCCTATTGCTTTGATGTTACTGTTATCGGTAATAATGAGCAGGTAGCACCTAATCTGTAGCCAATATTACTGAAAAGGATAAGGCAATGCCCCTTACTAAAAAAGGTGAGAAGATTAAAGCTGCCATGAAGAAAGAGTATGGCGCTAAGAAAGGTGAGCAAGTGTTCTATGCCACCGAGAATAAAGGCAAGATTAAAGGCGTAGTTAAGAAAGGCAAATGAAATGGCTAAAGCCCCTACATTTAAGTCACTAAAAGCTGCTGCTGAAGCTGGATATCACGGCAAGTCTGTGAACATTGAAGGTAAGGGGCTGCAAAAGGTAGCCTTTGCTGACAAACAATATGACAAAAAGATGGCTAAGCTTAGTGCCGATGCATCTAAAAAGGGTTCTGTGATTGTGCCGCCTATGCGTCCAGCTTCTGGAACACTTATCGGTGGTCCCGCTATTGCAGAAATGAAGCCGTCATCTACTAAGTCTCAACGTACTATGGCTACACGTACACGTAATAAGATTACTGAAACTAAACTTACGTCTGATCCAGTTCTGGCTCGTATACAAAAAACTCTTGATCGCAAGAAAGGTAAATAAAATGGCTAAAGCTCCTATGTTTAAACCCTGTGCTAAGTGCCCCAACCCTGCCAAATGCAAAGCTGCTGGCAAGTGCATGGCTAAAATGGGCAAGAAGTAATGACTCCTGAACAAATAGCTAAATTGTCCAATATGGGCTACATCGTCGTCAATCACGGCGAGATCGTAATGGACATTCACAAGAATGTGGTAGTGAAAAAGACTGCCGATGGCATCTACACTAGCCACATCCCTGAAGTACAAGAAGTGTTTGCCACCCCTGTTGATGTAGAAATTCATGGCCCATTTGACAGTGCTATGGATGTACTGGTCCGTGCCCGTGATGAGAAGGGTGCATTCATTGCTGATGATCCTGCTACCCCTGATGTCAACGAAGCATGGATCAAGAAGGCTGTCAAGAAAGTTACTCGTAAGAAATGAGCCTTACATCTTATCCTAAGTACACCTACATTGCTGAAGGGGATGGTAACGTAAATCTGTACGGCACCGCCCTTGACGCATTTGGGCGTATTAGGACCAGTGATCCGTTCACTATCTTCGACAGCCAGAATCGCTACGTAAAAGACCCGCAGTTTAATGAAGCCCTCACTGGTAGTGGCACTGCTACACATGTTCCCAATGAAGGTGTAGTTGATCTAGATATTACAACTGCCAGTGGTGATAAGGTTATCCGTCAGACTAAGCGTAGGTTTCCGTATCAGCCCGGAAAGTCACTGCTTGTGTTGATTACTGCTGTGTTCTCTGCAGCACAAAGTAATCTCCGTCAGCGTGTAGGCTATTTTGATACAGACAATGGCCTGTTTCTGCAACTAGATGATACCGAACTTAGTTTTGTTCTACGATCCTATGTAACAGGCTCTGCGTCTGATGCACGTAAGGTGGCTAAGTCAAGTTGGAACTATGACAAGTTTGATGGTACTGGCCCCTCTAAGCTAACACTCGATATTACAAAGGCACAAGTTGTGTTCTTTGACTTTGAGTGGTTGGGTGTAGGCTCGGTTCGTTGTGGCTTTGTGATTGATGGCAAGTTCCACATTGCTCATGTCTTCCAAAACGCTAACAATCTTTCTACGACCTACATGACTACAGCTATTCTGCCTATTCGTGTTGAGATTGAGGCTAAGGCTGGTCTTGCTAGTGCTGCAAAGCTAAAACAGATTTGTTCTACTGTTATCTCAGAAGGTGGCTACGAACAAAAGACTGCTATGCAATGGGCACGTATGACTACTGATACTACACTTAGCACATCCTTTGAGCCTCTTGTAAGCATTAGGTTGAACGCAAGTAGGCTCGGTGCTGTAGTCATACCTGCACGTTATGTAGTCCTTCCACAAACTGCTCCTGCAGACTATGAAGTTGCACTCATTAAAAATGCCACACTTACTGGTGCTTCGTATACTACTGGCACATTTACTAATGTTGATTATGATGTAGCAGCTACAGCACTTAGCGGTGGCACTA